ACCGCAGTTGGTTATACGTGGGAATTTATTGGCCCTCAGAGGAAAAAGGGGACAGGGATTCCCCGTGCCGTAAGACGCAGTGATGGTATTGAATTTGAGAGTATGGAACAAGCGGCTAGAGAAACCCATTGCCTCGCACCAAGTATAGGGCGAGTCTGTCAAGGAAAAAGGAAAACCCACCATGGATATGGTTGGGAATATGTTAATGAAGAGATAGAAGAGAGGAACACTGATGCCAAATTACCCAGTTGTAACGACAGCAATAGAGAAGTTTTTACAACACACCAAGAATCAATACAATGAAGATTTAGTCGCACGGTATAGTCGTGCAATGGAAACACAAGTAAACGTTCATCCTGGGGATGGCAATTTAAGCGAAGATGCCCGAAACGTATTTACGAATGGCACGTTAAGCTGGTTCAATTTCCGCGTACCTAAGAAGGCGATGAGCGATCCAGAGCATAATGATTGGAAGATCAAATGGCCTCTGGAAATGTATGCGGATGGGATCGGAATGACCGGTTGGGACTGGGAACAGCGAGTCTCACGTTGGGTCGCGTATGACTTTGACAACATCGTTGAACATGCTAAAGGGGTGGGGATTGAAGAGAACGATCTGATTGAGGTCGCAGAAAAAGCCAAGAACATCAAATGGGTTCAAGTACGGAAATCAACTGGTGGTGGCGGCTTGCATTTGTATGTGTATCTCAACAGTGCTAAGCCACCAAAAACTCAAAACCATAATGAACACGCTGCATTAGCACGTTCTATCTTAGGGTTAATGTCTGCTGAGGCTGGTTTCGATTTTCAAGCGAAACTGGATGTTTGCGGCAGCAATATGTGGGTTTGGCACACCAAGCTGAGCGAAAAGAACGAAGGTCTCAAGATCATCAAGCAACACGAGTTTGAGTTGCGTGATTGGCCTCTCAACTGGAAAGATCATCTGTCTGTCATTACACGTAAGAGACAACGTGTCAACCTAGAGGGTGTTGAAGACAACGATGAATCGTCGTTCAATACATTATCTAACGCCCGTAAACGAGAGCCGTTGGACGATGTTCATAAAGCAATGGTCGAGTATCTTGAAGGTCAAAGTAATTACCATGCTACGTGGAGTTCTGACCATCATTGCTTGCAGACTCACTCTTTCGCTCTGTTAGAGTATGCACTACATCGTCGAAGTAAGAACGATCCTATTCGTGGTGTCTACAATACGTCTAGTCGTGGTAACGATGCCACCAAGCCAAATTGTTTCTGTTTTCCTATGGAAAATGGGGCTTGGAAAGTTGTTCGTTTTGGTCGGGGTGTGGCGGAAGCAAACACCTGGCAGCATGACAAAGAGAATTGGACGTGGTGTTTCTTCAATCGAACACCAGACCTCGCTATGGCGGCTCTAGCTAGCGATGCTTTAGAGTCTACCGGGAGAGGTTATGAATTTCCGACCATCGCTAGAGCCCAGGAAGCAATATCCTATCTGGGGGCAACATTGAAACTGCCCGACGCTTTTGAGGATCGGAAGCTGGCCTTCAAGTCTCATAAAGATGGTCGGTTGATTGTTACTGCACCTCAGATGGACAATGATACCGAAGATGACATGAGGGCCAATGGGTGGATTTTAGAGGCTGGTAAGAAGTGGCAGCAAATCTACAATGTACAAACTCGAATCAAAGATACGAGTGCCGTGGCACCTGAACTGGATGACGTAGATGGACAGGTACGGGCTCTTATGACAACAGAGATGGATGCCGCTGGGTTTATGTTGAAACACATATCCGGCGAATGGTCTCACCAACCTATAACCAGTGTCAAAAATTACCTCAAATCCCGTGGGTATAAATCAGATGAAGCTGACTCAATCTTAGGTGATAGTTCCTTTCGAGCTTGGACAAAGGTTAATATACCCTTTGGACCTGAGTATCCTGGCAACCGGGATTGGAACAAAGACGCCGCTCAGTTGCGGTATAATCCAATCGAACTCGAACCCTCTGAGATTAAGCATCCCCATTGGGATAAGGTTATGGCACATTGTGGCCAGGATTTGGACAGTCAGATCAAGGCGTCACCTTGGGCTAAGAAATACGGGATTCTTTCGGGGCGTGACTATCTTATCATGTGGATAGCTTGTATGCTTCGGGAACCATTTGATCCGCTGCCCTATCTTTTCTTCTTTGGGAACCAGAATTGCGGAAAATCAATCTTCCGGGAAGCCATCGAATTGCTTATGACGAAGGGGTGTGTTCAAGCCGACACGGCCTTACAAAATACAGCGGGATTCAATGGCGAAATCCATGAAGCGGTACTCTGCTACGTTGAAGAAGTAGACCTCTCAAAGGCCGGGACAGTAGCTTACAACCGCATCAAAGAGTATGTGACCAACGATAAGATTTCAGTGCATATCAAATTCATGCAACCTTTCATGGCCCCTAACACCACACATTGGTGTCAGATGGCGAACAATCGGGATAGTCTTCCGATCTTCCCAGGTGATACTCGTATCATTATCATGTACGTTGCAGATTTGATGGATGAAATTCCTAAGGCTATCTTGTTGACAAGGCTCAAGGAAGAGGCACCTCATTTTATGAGAACCCTCACTGAGCTACCGCTACCCACGTCTACGGGTCGCCTGCGTTTACCTATCATTACGACTAGTAGCAAAGAAGCGGCTGAGGAAGCCGGGCGGGACGCTTTAGAAGTCTTTTTGGAAGACAACACTTACCATGTTCCTGGAATCAAGATAGAGTTCAAAGACTTCTATACGAATTTCCATGAATCATTGCAGGGTTGGGAAAAGACCTTTTGGCCAAAGAGGAAGGTCGTTGCGAATATGCCACCCGAGTATCCGATTGGTGTAAGTACAGGTAACAAACGGTTTATAGGAAACCTAAGTTTCCAACCGGCTGAAGGAAAACAACAACCTCGATTGATTCTGCAAGACAAGAAGCTAGTATCAATAGAGGCTGCGAAATGAATCGACGAAAACGACATTGTATGTGTACAACAAAAGTGAAAGAGGATAACAATATGTCTGATGCGAATGGGAGTGCGTTTAAGGATTCGGGAACACGGTCGGAATTTGGTACCGGGGCCGTGAGGGATGCTCAAGAGGGTAAAGGTCGAATGGATTTGGTGCCTGTACGAGCCATGTTTGAGGTCGCTAAGGTTTTTGAGGAGGGGGCTAAGAAGTATGCCACTCGAAACTGGGAAAAGGGTATTCCACTTTCCCGATTCTTGGATAGCGGGTTACGTCATGCCCTCAAGTACCTACGTGGTGACCGTGATGAGCCTCACGACGCAATGGCGTCATGGAATTTCCTTTGTTTGATTGAGACACGGATGCGAATTGAAGAGGGACTGCTGCCAGAGAGTTTGAATGACCTACCCTTCAATCCACTGGATGTGAAGTCCAACCCGCTGGGAATCAAGGAATCTTATCCAGATGATCCAGACAGAAGTGGACTAATTCAACTGGTAGATATAGTCATGGAGGAAATTGGCAATGGAGGATAAACCCCTCGACGATATAAGACAGTTCATAGCGGGCGCCTTTGCTGACTTCTTACTCAGTTTGATAGAAACACCCTCCCCTATCATCATAGGGGGTGGATACCCGCGTGATAAACTCGTAGCCGCTTTCAATAAGTGGGCGGCCGAAAGAAATTTCAACACAAAACAAGGCGACTTACAAGCTTGGAGGCGGGCTTGCAAACTGAATAAGCTAGGAGACCCTGAATGATGTTTACAAGATATGAACCTGCGGACACTGCAAATCCGCAACACCCGACATGGGATCGAATCTTAGGCCATTGTGGCCGAGGTTTAGATGATTTGCTATCTACAGGTGGGCTGGAAAGCTATGGGATTATGTCGGGGCAGGACTATTTGACCTCTTGGATAGCGAGTATGCTTCGTGAACCTGAAACACCACTTCCATATCTGTTTTTCTTTGGAAACCAAAACTGTGGAAAGTCGATGTTTCGTTGGGCCGTTTCGTATCTCTTTTTTGATGGGTGCATTGCAGCAGACCATCTTTTCTTTGGTAAAATAGGGTGGAATCGTGAACTAAAAGGTGCTATTTTTTGTTATCTCGAAGAGCTAGGTCTTATAGTCGAGGACACCGCCGAAAGACTTCGGATGTATGTAACCGCCCCTGTAATACCTTTGCGAGCGTTGGGTGAAGCTTCTCAGGAAATCCCAAACTTAACTCACTGGTGTCAAATGTCAAATCAGCGTGAGGATTTGCCATTTCTAGGTAAGTTTCCGACAACAGTTATTCAAGTAGGTGATTTGGAAGACGAGATACCCATGCGAACATTGTTGAAAGCACTTAAAAAAGAGGCACCCCAGTTTATGACAACGGTAATGAATTTTCAGCTTCCACTGTCATTACCGGCATTGGATACGGAGGATTAACATGCCAGTTCAATACCCAGGATTCATCCATCTTAATGGAAATTTGATGTGTGCAGTCGATGTTGAAACAACGGGTCGGGAATCTGGATTCCATGAGATTATCCAGATTGGACTTCAACCACTCGACGCCGACCTTCAGCCATCTAAAGACGTTCGACCCTTCTATACAACAATCAAACCAGATCATCCAGAACGGGCTGAGACTTCAGCGTCGGCGGTTCATCGACTCGATTACACTGATTTGATGAATGCTCCAGACAAATGGAAAGTCGCCGATTTATTCGACGACTGGTTCCAACGTCTTGATTTACCGTTCCGAAAGAGCATCATACCTCTGGCTCACAATTGGGCGTTTGAGGCTGGGTTCTTGAAGGCGTGGCTCGGGCTTGAGTCATTTGGTCACTTCTTTCATCCGCATCCTAGAGATTCGATGCTTCTGGCTATCAGCCTCAATGATCGGATTGCAA